CTAAGAACTCTTTATTCCATTCTCCTTTATTCAGAGTAATCTTACCATGCTCAAACCTACCCTGTAATGCCCATGTAATTCTATCAATCTTTTTCTTGTTTCCATGAGTTACATCTTCTAATTTGAAGTATGTGTTGTATTGACGCATCATATCTGACAAGTAACTCATTATTGCATTTTTACCAACACCTTTTTCTATTCCTACACACAAAGGCTGAAAGTCTGTTACTGCTTGAAATATCTTAGAAGCAGTCTTCTTAATATTCCATCGACCATATTCTATACTATGAACCCACCATCTATCTTCATCTACTTTTACTATTGCTATAGCGGTGTGGTCTAATCTTTTTTTCCTAGCAGTGTTAGCATTAGGTACGTCAGAGAATCCTGCAATATCACAAGCTATATACCATCTACCTCTTTCTGGTTCTTGTTCATCATACTGTATCCAGTCTTCTTTGAATAAACCACCACTAGCAGCTTCAAAAGAAGCCATAAACTCTTGTCTGAAAGCAAAGCTAGACATTGACTTCCTAGCTGCTTCTATTTCTTTTGGGTCTAGTAAATCATTATCAAAAGAATTAAAATGCCATGCTTTGAACTCTGAATCACCGCTATCGTTAGCGTAGTTAAAGAGGTCAAAGAAATGGTTTCTACCATAAGGTGTGCCTATAAACAACGCAGAGCCTTTCTGGTCAGCTAGAGCAGGTCTGATAATAGTTTCCCATACCTCTGACTTCATAGAGCCATACTCGTCCATTACAACAAACTTTAGAGATACTCCACGCATTGTCTCTGGTCTATCTGCACCTTTCAATGATATTGTAGTACCATTGATGAGTTTAATCTGTAGATTATTAATATGACTAGAATCTACTACTGGGTGTCCTAACTCAAGAAGAGTAGACCACATTACATCTCTAGCCTGTCCCTGAGTGTTGGCTATGTACCAGACATGACCTTTCTCAGTTTGAAGAGCATTAATAATTAATAACCATGCTGCTAGTCTGGATTTACCAGTTCTTCTACCAGCTACTACTACTTTGAACCTGGTAGGGTCATTCCATACCTTCTGTTGCCATGATAATAACTTTACATCAAGCTCCATCAGAATCCTCTATTACTATAGGTTTTGGTTCTGCTGCTGATGATATATTGATTGTTATTCCTTTGTTTAGTTGTTTGTCTTTTTCAAATATAGAAGTAGGTAATGCTCTATCCATTAGTAGCTTCAGTGCTGCCATCTGATGTGGGTGTTCATCAGTCATGGCTATGTCTATTGTTTTCTTGAGAACCCTGTCACCATTGGTAATGAGCATCCTAGCCATAAGTTCTCTAATCTTTTGTGTTTCTTCTCGTTTTGAGACAAGAGAACTCTTTTTTCTCTTTGTTTTGAGAGCAACATACTCCATTTCCTTCTTAGAGGGTCTACCAGGTCTTCTCTTTACTTTAGTGCCTACTGGTGTGAGAGTCTTGGCTTTAGTAGCGTATGTTCTTTTCTTCTCTTGTTCTATTGAGCTTTGAGTAGAGTCTTTTAACTCCTCCTCAATATTCTTAGAGTGTTCGATATCCATTGATTTCCTATACTCATTATATAGGTCAATATAGTTATAATGTTCATAGTAATTCATAATAAGAATAATAAATGATTATTAATAATTAATTACTATGAAACTGAATGTCCAGTATGACTATATAGACTCTTTCTTCAAAAGCATAATTCTAGCATATTTTTATTGATTTGTCAACTACTTTTTTTAGTGTCGGTGTGGGTTCAGCATAAATACAACACTACAACATACCCCCTCCCCCCATATCAATCAAGTTGGCATGATTCTTGCTATAGCAATTTCTGTGCCACAATAACCACTCAATCACCAGGGACATTATGGCATGATAATTGCTAGTGTCAACTAAAGTTTACAGTTATGATTGTAAAGTTGGCATGATTCTCGCGTGTGATTCTATGTTGCACCACAACGTAGCATTATGCACAATCTCGGTGCATCTAATACTTTAGTATATTATACTTTAGTATCAATCAGTTATCATAGTTTTAAACTATCAAATTAAAACAATTAATAGAAAAATAAAATACAATTAATTACATAAAAAATACTTGACATTTAATAATAGTACACTTACATTGAAAGGGTGAACATTTAAACGACTAGGAGGTATTATTAATGATTAAATATAACACCAGAGAAGAATGGCTCAATGGCGCTGTAAAGGAACTAGAGCCAGAATTAGTAAAGCAAAAGAAATTACTAGCTGGTAAGTATCCGCATTTTAATAAACCTTTTCCATCGGTTAAGGTATCAGTAACACAACCCACTAGAGGTAAAGCAATTGGTACTTGCTGGAGCGACAAAGCAAGCGATGGCGGACATTATGAGATATTTATTACTGCTAAAGAAGATAACCCAATGAGAGTACTTGATATTCTCACGCATGAGTTATGCCACGCTATCGACGGCTTAATTAGTGGACATGGTACACCGTTTAAACGTCTTGCTTATGCTGTTGGATTAACTGGTAAGCCTACAGCAACAGAAGCTAGTGAAGAGTTTATCAATAAGTATAAGCCTGTAATAGATTCAAAACTGGGTGATTATCCGCACGATAAAATGAAACTAGAGAGCGGAACCAAAAAACAAAAGGCTAGATTAATTAAAGTTTCTTGCGTTGGTTGCGATAACAGTTATAGACAGACTCAAAAATATATAGACTTATCGATTGATAAAAATTATCAAGTGTATGATAGAGACTTTGTTAGTATATGCCCTATCTGTGATAGTGATATGAAATAATACTTGACATATCGAAGGCTCTTTGCTAGAGTCTTCTATTATGTTAATTAGTAAACTTTGAAAGGAAATAAAAATGAAAATAAAATCTATTGGTAGCAATATGACAGAATTAAACATTAATGGTTTATCTGTATTATTTAGCTATTCTACGCCTGTAGCTGGCTGGGATGATAGCGGAGCATTCAGAACTAGTAATCATTACTCAGCTACTACTACAAAGCATATCAATAAGTATTTAAGAGGTAAAGATATTGGTCGTAAGGTCGATCAAGATTATATTAACTCAATTGTGAAGGGGAAATAATAATGAAAGTATTAAACGAGTCTGGAAAAGCAAAACTTCGGGAAGCCTTAGAAAATAATTTAAAACTTCAAAACTTTGAAAACATGGTTTTTGATGAGTGGTGTTACGATGTTGAAAACTCATTGAATAACGGGAATGGTTCTAGTTATGAAATATCAAAGTTTGCTACTTGGCACAAATGCCCTTTTAATGTTCATTTTAATGTTTATGACGATATTGACTTTTTAGACGGTGAGGAGTATAAACAATGAAAGATAAAATAAAAGTAGTTTTAGATATTACCAGCTTGTTTGTAGCGTTCGCGGTGGTGATGTTTACCGCTGGTTCGATGTTCATGGGTATTGCTGATTTTACGTTAAAAGACGTTATTATCGCTTGTGCTATAATATTCGGAATAGGCTGTTTAAACGTCTGGTTAATTATTCAGCATATTATTGAGTTCGTAAAATTAAAAACTAAGGAGAATAAATAATGAAGTGTTTATCATGTGATTGTATATTAGATCATCAGGAAGACAATATAATAGGTAGTAACACCAATGAAAGAGTCCAGCTATGCGTAAACTGTTTACCGTTGCCTGAATTAGATGATAATTTTGGGTACTCAAGCGGAGCAGAAGTGTTGGATATAAACGACAATGTACACTTGAGTGATACTTAAGTGTTATTTACATTTGCTGTAAAATATGTTATTACTATGTAATATATTATTATGTATTATAATAATTATTATTATGATTATTATTACTATGTATTATAATAACTATGTAGTCTCAATAATGAGGAATTTATGAAAACTAAAAGTAAATTTATTCGTAATTTACCATGCTCTCAGATCGTGAACTGCTCAGACTCTGGCAGCTCAAACGTGGGAGAGTATGAAAAGGAGGATGGAAGCAGTTATTTCTTCTGCTACAAGTGTAATAAACCATTAAAGCGTGATAAAAAGCCCACAGAAGCTCACCAGAGCATTTCTACCGCGGAAGTGTTATCTATACACCCAAAAGCACAGAAAGACGCTAGTGAGCCTGTATTCAAGCCACAGGGCATAACCGATAGAAACATCAAACAAAGCACTCTGGAGAAATATGGGGTAAAAATCACTCAAAATGGGGATCATTACTACCCGTATGGGAAAGATGTTTTCAAAATACGAGGTAAAAATAAGAACTTTAGATGGTCTGGTGTTGGTGATAAAAAACCTTTGTTTGGCATGGATGTTTATCCATCAGGTTGTGCAAAGATCATTACAGTTGTTGAGGGAGAATTAGATTCATTAGCAGCAAGTCAGATGCTAAGCGCAGACTTACGTTTTCCAGTTGTTTCGGTGCGTGACGGTTGTGCAAGCGCTGTTAAGTCTTGCAAAGATGCCTATGAATATTTATCATCCTTCAGCCAGATTGTGTTTTGTTTTGATAATGATGACGTAGGACAAAAAGCCCAGCTAGAGTGTGCAGAACTATTCCCTAACAAAGCTAAAATGATGAAGATGCGTAAGGGTTATAAAGACGCTTGTGACTATTCTACAGACTCAGCGTTTAAACACTTTACTGAGGACTGGTGGGCTTCACAAGTTTACATGCCTGATGGCATTGTAAAGGGTAAAGACTTAAAATCATTGGTACTAGAGCCACTTCAAAAGTCTATTGCTATCTATCCCTATGGAGGCTTAAATGACTTAACTGGTGGTATTCGTTCTAGTGAATTAGTCTGTATTACAGCAGGTTCTGGACTAGGTAAGAGTCAGTTCTTACGAGAAATTGTATACAAGTTATTAAAAGCCACAGAAGAGAACATTGGTTTGATGTTTTTAGAAGAGTCTGTAAAGCGCACAGCTTTATCAATTATGAGTCTGGACGCTATGAAACCATTACATCTAAACGAAACGGAAGCAACGCAGGAAGAAAAACAAGTTGCTTTTGATGCTACTTTGGGAACTGGTAGGTTGTTTTTGTTTGACTCTTTTGGTAGCACTAGTGTTGATAACATTATTAATCGTGTACGTTATATGGCAAAGGCACTAGACTGTAAATTTATCTTTCTTGATCATATAAGTATAGTGGTCTCAGACCAGCAACAAGGAGATGAACGTAGGGCATTAGATGAAATAACCACAAAGTTAAGGATGTTATGCCAGGAGTGTGATATCACTTTATTTGCAGTTTCACACTTGCGTAGACCTCCAGGCACAGGGCATGAAGAAGGAGCAGTGACAAGCCTATCCCAGCTTAGAGGCTCTGGTGCAATTGGTCAACTTAGTGATATGGTGTTTGGTTTGGAAAGGCACAGTCAGGCTGATGATGTAACGGAAAGACACACTACAAGAGTAAGAGTTATAAAAAATAGATATTCAGGCTTGACAGGTAAGGCTTGTGCATTGTATTATGATCGTAGCACTGGTCGTATGAATGAAGTATTTGAAGAAGACTTAGAGGAGGTTAAGTAATGGATGATTATGAAGAAGTTGATTTAGATGATTATGAACAACATGAAGAAAGTCTAAGAGAAATAGAAAGGAGTGTTTAAACGATGAGCCACGAAATCAATGAGCAGTTAATCGAGAAAGTTTACCATGAGACACTTGCGATGAGTGTAGACGCTTTTGCAGATGAGTTAATGAAACTTGGTTATACCTATGTTTTGAATGACTTGATTAAAAAGGTAGCTGCGAACAAATATGAAAATTTACCAGAAGGAGACTATAGTAATGGATGACTTTCAAATTAAACTAGAATTATCAAAACTAGAAAATCAAATTCAGGAGTTGGAAAACAAACAAAACGGAGTAAAATTTAATGTTGCTATTTTACAACAATCAATGGATAAATTACAACAATCTCTTGAAAAGCTCCTTAAAACTCTTGCCAAAAACCTCGACTTGTGGTATGCTAGTACCAATACTAACACAGAAAAGGACGAAGATGAGCAAACCGATAAGTCTAAGTGTCACTGAAAATAATAATGGTGTTAAGACTTTTCATGTATTATTCGACGATGGCACAATAAAATCACGCCTGGAGGGGCATAATGATTGGACAACAGAGCAACCTTGTATTCTTAGACGTGGAGACAACGATGGATCACCAAAAGATTCATCTAGTGGTAACAAACGCAAACGGAATAATTAAGTGCCACAGAGATCCACAAAGTCTAAAAAAAGAGATACAGGGAAAAGTATTAGTAGCTCACAACGGGATAGGGTTCGATTACCCAGTTCTAAACAGGGTATGGGGTTTAAGAATCAAGCTGCAACAGGTTTTAGACACTCTGGTGTTAAGCAGATTGCTGAACCCAATGAGGACAAAGCACTCTCTTGCGTCTTGGGGAGAGGATCTAGGCTTCCCTAAAACAGAGTTCAACCAGTTCGATCAATACTCAGAAGAGATGAGACAATATTGTATTAATGATGTGAAGGTATTAGAAAAAGTGTATAACCAACTTATGAAGGAGAAAGAAAATCATGGATTTAATTCAGAGTGTGTGGAACTCGAACATGAAGTTTGTGCAATTGTCAGCAAGCAAGTCAGCAGAGGCTTTAAGCTCAATGTCGAAGGCTGCGAAAGACTATGCAGAACTTTGTCAGGACGAATGGAAGAAATATGTGAAGGATTACAAAAATCCTTTCAGCCCATTGTTCACAAGCGAGTCTCAGAAAAAACAGGAAAGCCGTTAAAGGATTATATTGAAGAATTTAATCCAGCATCAAGACAGCAGATATCTAAGAGGTTACAAGCAGTTGGATGGAAGCCAAAGAAGTACACAGACAAAGGCTCGGTCATTGTTGACGAGTCAGTTCTTAGAGACGTTGATATTCCAGAAGCAAAACTCATCTGTGAATATTTACTCTTACAGAAAAGGCTCTCTCAAGTTACCTCTTGGATTGAAGCTGTATCAGACAAACACAGGGTTCATGGTAAGGTCATTACCAACGGAGCAGTAACAGGAAGAATGACACACCACAGTCCAAACCTAGCACAAATACCATCAGTAAACGCAGAATATGGCTCAGAATGTCGCGAGCAATGGGTTGTTGACCCCAACTACAAGCTGGTAGGTATTGATGCTAGTGGCTTAGAGCTAAGAATGTTAGCTCACTATATGAATGATGAAGAATACACAAGGGAGGTAGTTGATGGAGACATACACACTAAGAACCAATTAGCAGCAGGGCTTGATACAAGAGCCAAAGCAAAGACTTTTATTTATGCTTTCTTATATGGTGCAGGTGCTAAGAAGATAGGTAGTATCACAGGCACAAATGGTGCATCTATTATAAAGAAGTTTATGAAGAACGTGCCAGCCCTTGCAGAACTGAAAGAGAAGATAACTGTGAACTTAGAAAAGAGGGGAACACTACCAGGCTTAGACGGTAGACGGTTATTTATTCGTTCAGAACACGCAGCATTAAATACCTTATTGCAAGGTGCTGGTGCTATTGTGATGAAGAAGGCTCTTGTGATATTTAATAAGTATATTAAATTGTATGAACTAGATGCACACTTTGTAGCAAACGTGCATGATGAATGGCAGTTAGAAGTAAAAGAAGAAGATGCGGAACTTGTTGGTCAGTTAGGTGTCAGATCAATAGTGAACGCAGGTAGAGCATTGAAGTTAAACTGTCCTTTGGATGGTGAGTATAAAGTAGGTAATAACTGGAAAGAAACACACTAAGGAGAATCTATGGAACCCAGAAAGTCAATTAAGTTACAAACTAAGGTTATGTGGGCTTTTCATAACAAGACAAACGACTTGTCAGAAAAGTATCAGATAGACTTATGTGAATTATCTGATGGGGCTGTGAAAGCATTACAAGATGAACTAGGAGTTACAGCTAAGAACAAAGAAGATAAAGGTAACTTTATTACTTGTCGTAGTGTTAGACCCTTGAACATTGTAGACCTTGAAGGAAGCTCATTACAAGATGTTGCAATTGGTAATGGTTCTAGTGGTGTAGCCATTGTATCTTCCTATGATTGGAAGAGTAAGATGGGTAAAGGTACGTCACCAACATTGAAGAAAATGGTAATAAATGATTTACAGGTGTATGCAGGTGATGTTGAAGACGGTGGTGATGGGGATGTGTTGTAGTGATTGCTCTAGTTGATGGCGATATTCTTACTTACAGGGTAGGTTTTGGTTGTGAGGATTCTAGTGAGCGTATCGCTATCGCTAAACTAGCGGAGTACTTAGAAGACCTTGTGTTTATTCATGCAAACTGTGAAAAGGCACAAGGTTATCTAACTGGTAGAGGCAACTATAGAGATGATATAGCAGTAACAAAAACATACAAAGGACACAGGATAGGGATAGCAAAGCCAAAGCATTTTAACCTTATGCGTGAATACATGGAAAAAGCATGGGGCTTTGAAATGCAAGAAGGACAAGAAGCTGATGATGCCATAGGCATAGAAGCCTACAAACTAGACCCTAGAGATTATGTTATCTGTTCAATTGATAAAGACTTAGATAACTTGAGAGGTTGGCATTATAACTTTCATAGAAATGAAATGTATAATGTTACAGAAGAAGAAGCTATTAAGAACTTTTATAAACAGTTGTTAACAGGCGACAGAACAGACAATATACCAGGTATCAAGGGTATTGGCGATAAGAAGGCTAATAAGATACTTGATGGATTAGAAGAGGAAGAAGACTTATACAGAGTAGTATTAGAAGAGTATAAATATAATCGTGACTACTTATTGGAACAGGGAAGACTATTATGGATACGGAGAAAAAAGGAAGAACTCTGGATGCTACCAGAGTAACTCTAGTACATTGGAAAGACGCAGTAGCAGATGTTGGATGGGATGATAATATTAAGTCAGAGTTACATGATTGTACTAGTATAGGATTTATTATTGATGAAACTAAAGACGCTTTGACTCTAGCAAATACTGTATCACAAGACCAAAGTAACTGTAGGATAAACATACCTAAGAAGTGGATACTAAAGCGGAAGGATATTAAACTTGAAGACAAGCAGCAGAAAAGGAAAAGGTCGAAGCCTACAACAATGGGTAAGAGACTTGATAATAGAGAAGTTCAAGTTAACCAGTGATGATGTACGTTCAACATCTATGGGTTGTGGCGGTGAAGATATACAGCTATCACCAGTTGCTAGGAAGAAGTTAAATGTTTCTATTGAATGCAAAAGTAGGGCTAGGGTTGCTGTATACGGCTTCTATGAACAAGCTACAGTTAACTGTCCTAGTGGTGCAGAACCAGTTGTTGTGGTTAAGCAAAATAGATGTAGTCCTTTATGTGTGGTTGCTGCTGAACATTATTTTGAACTATTAAGAAAGGCTAACTCTTGAAACATTTAATTATACCTGATACACAAGTTAAACCTGGAGTTGAACTAGGTTATCTTGAATGGATTGGAAAATATATAGTTGATAAGAAACCTGATGTTATCGTACAAATTGGTGACTTTGCTGATATGCCATCACTATCTTCTTTCGATATAGGTAAGAAGTCGTTTGAAGGTAGAAGATACAAAGATGATATAGAAGCTGCCAAAGAAGGTATGAACATTTTACTTAACCCTTTGAGGGAATATAATGAAAAACGAAAGAAACAAAAACTCAAGCAATATAGACCCAGAATGGTTCTCACACTTGGCAACCACGAACAAAGAATTGACCGAGCAGTCGAAGGAGACTCTAAACTCGACGGCACTATTGGTACAGATGATCTCAGATACTCAGAGGCTGGTTGGGAGGTGTTTAGTTTCCTTGATACTGTTAGCATTGACGGGATTGTATATAGTCATTACCTTGTAAGTGGTGTTATGGGTAGACCTATTGGTACTGCTTCCGCGATGGTTAACAAGACTCACCAGAGTTGTGTAGTAGGGCATCAGCAAGGCAGACAAGTAGCCTATGGCAAAAGAGCAGATGGTTCTATCATCACTTGTATCATAGCTGGCTCTTGTTACTTACACAATGAGGACTATATGAGTATACAAGGTAATACTCACTGGAGAGGTATCGTGGTGTTACATGACGTACATGACGGTCAGTTTGATGAGATGTTTGTTAGTTTAAAATACTTGAGGAAGAAGTATGGACATTAAAGATTTTAGAAAAAACATAATAGGAAGTTGCTATATAGACGATAAACTTAAAAAAGTTTATAGTGCTGATGGTATGTTAGATACTTATATGTTAAAAGTTGGTTTTGAGTTAGGAGCAGAACCAGTAATGCACGCCTTTTATCCTCTTATACAAGAATTTGAAAAGAAGAACAAGTACGTTTTTGTATGGGGCGGTGTAAAAGGAGCTAGAGAGGCTCTTTGTCTGTATCTAGACATGGTTAGCGGTGACTATCATAAACGATAATGAGGGGAATATGGATAATTTTATGCAAAAGAACAATAGAGAAGATGATAAGACAGTAGGAGATTATGTACAAAGAAGTAATCCTCTTTCTAATCTAAATCTCTATGAGAATACAACTAACGACAAAGTTAATCATCCACCACACTATAACAAAGGAACTATAGAAACGTATGATTACATAGTAGATACACTAGGTAAGTTTGAAGCTATTAGTTATTGTCAAGGTAACATCATCAAATACATTAGCAGAATGTGGCATAAAGATAAACCACTAGAAGATGCTGAGAAAGCTGAATGGTATTTAAAGTCTATGATAGATTTATTAAAAGAAACAAAAGGGAAGAATTGGGGGTAATATGGCATTGACATTAAATGATATCTGTGATAGACTTAAAAACCTTGATGAAGTTTCGTTGCTTGAAGTATTAGATATAGCATCTGAGGACATAGTAGATAGATTTAACGATAGAATAGAAGATAAAGCGGATTTATTAGAAGAGGAGTTAAAAGATTGAATACATACAGTCAGTTTATAGCAAAGAGTCGTTACGCAAGATACCTAGAAGACCAACAAAGAAGAGAAGATTGGAGTGAGTCTGTTCAAAGATATATAGACTTTATGGTTAATCATCTAGAAGCAGAGCATGGTCATATAGTAGAAACACCAACAAAACTAAAAGTACAAGAAGCAATAGAGAAGCTAGAAGTAATGCCTAGTATGAGGGCTATTATGACTGCTGGTAAGGCACTAGATAGAGACAATACTGCTGGATATAATTGTTCTTATCTTCCTATTGATGATGTTAAGGCATTTGATGAAGCTATGTATATTCTTCTCTGTGGAACAGGTGTAGGGTTCTCTGTAGAGCATAAGTACGTTGAAAAGCTACCAGAAGTTCCTGAGAAGCTGTTTGAGTCTGAGACTAACATAGTAGTAGCTGATAGCAAAGAAGGTTGGGCAAAGGCTCTTAGACAGCTTATAGCCCTATTGTATAGTGGTGAAGTACCTAAGTATGACTTATCTAAAGTTAGACCATCAGGAGCTAGGTTAAAAACCTTTGGTGGTAGAGCATCAGGATCAGAACCATTGAATCAGTTGTTTCAGTTTACTATCTACAAGTTTAAACAGGCTGCTGGTAGGAAGTTATCATCTATTGATTGTCACGATATACTATGTAAGATTGGTGAAGTAGTAGTTGTAGGTGGTGTTAGAAGGTCAGCTATGATATCACTATCAGACTTAGAAGATGACAAGATGAGAGCCTGTAAGTCTGGTGCCTGGTGGGAATACAATCCACAGAGAGCATTGGCTAACAACTCTGCTATGTATGATGAGAAGCCTGATATGAGCCAGTTTATGAAGGAATGGTCTAGCTTGTATGAGAGTAAGTCAGGTGAGCGTGGTATCTTTAGTAGGGCAGCATCAAAGAGACAAGCTGCTAAGAATGGTAGAAGAGATATCAATTATGACTTTGGCACAAACCCTTGTAGTGAGATTATTTTGCGTGGTTGCAAGTTAGACAAGAATGGACAACCAATTACAGGAACAGGTGGTCAGTTCTGTAACTTAACTGAGGTAGTAGTCAGAGCAGAAGACACATTTGCTGATATAGCAGACAAAGTAGAGATAGCGACAATACTAGGTACATGGCAATCTACACTTACTAAGTTTCCATACTTGCGTAAGGTATGGCAGAAGAATACAGAAGAAGAGAGACTGCTAGGAGTGTCATTAACAGGCATTCTGGATAACAAAGTAATGGGAGAAGTAAATGAAGGGTCAAGAAAAATCTTACGAGAACTCAAACAAGTGGCTGTTGAAACAAACGCTAACTTATCTACTCTTCTCGGAATCCCTCAATCGACTGCTATCACTTGTGTCAAGCCTAGTGGTACTGTGTCTCAGCTTGTTGATTCTGCCAGTGGTATTCATCCTAGACACTCTAGTTATTATATTCGTAGGGTGCGTGGTGATAAAAAAGACCCTCTTTCCCAGTTCTTAAAAGACCAAGGAGTTCATACTGAAGACTGTGTAATGAAACCTGATTCTACTGTTGTATTCTCATTCCCAATAGAAGCTCCTGAAGGTGCTACAGTTAGAGATGATTTAACAGCTATAGACCATCTTGAGTTGTGGATGA